TTGAGGAATGGAAACGCCAAGCATCCAAAGCACCTGGAATACGCCACCGTGCGTTGGATTACATCGAACAGATACAACCCAAGGTCATCGCTGCGATCACCGCACGTTCAGTCATTGATTCAATCAGTCACGGCAAGAAGCTGACGCGATCCGCAATGACTGTGGCTCGTCTTCTTCAGGACGAACTGTTGTTCACCACGCTTCGCAAAGAAGAGCCGGACTTCTGGCGGTTGACTCAGATGAACCGTCAGCGTGCGATGAAGTCAGGACCGCAGTACCACGCTGACTTTATCAAACGTGCCGCCAAGCATTCGGACATTATGTTCCCCAAGTGGCCTCAGCGTGACTCTCTTGCTGTTGGTCTAGTCTGCGTGGAACTGATGCGTCAATACACCGGCATCATTGAGATCAATCAACGCCGTGGGTTTGATGGTAAGACCACCACGATTGTCCAAGCCACGGATGAGATGTTGGAGTGGATGAAGAAGTCTCACAGCTTCAGTGAAGTTTTGAACCCTGTGTTCATGCCAACAGTCGATACACCAATGGACTGGACTACGGTCTACTCCGGCGGTTATCACGGAGTCATGTGGAAGCCACGACCTATGGTCAAGACCCACGACAAAAGACTTTTGAATGAACTGCACGGCATTGAAATGCCCGAGGTCTTTGAGGCGATCAACATTGTTCAGAGGACTGGATGGAGCATGAACCCGTTCATCTACGGGACCATGAAGTTGGCTTGGGAAGACGGTGCATCTATGGGAGACTTGCCGCCCGCTGAGGATGAACCATTGCCCGACAAGCCTGAGGACATCGATACCAACAAAGATGCCCGTCGTGAATACTGCCGGATGGCTGCGTCAATCCACAAAGACAACGAGTCAAACCAAAGCAAGCGATTGCAACTGGTCAAGGCTCTCCAGCTTTGCGAAGAGTATGACGAGAAGACTATGGGGTTCCCCCATCAGTTTGACTTCAGGGGACGCATGTATCCCATGCCCTACTTCCTGCAACCGCAGGGGACGAGCTGGGCCAAGTCTCTGTTGATGTTCAAGAACGGTTCGGAGATGAACACCGAAGATGATGTGTCGTGGCTGGCGATTGCCGGAGCGAACCGGTGGGGTCACGACAAGAAGACTTTTGTTGAGCGGATCGAATGGGTCCACTCCAATACAGAATGGATTGAAGACTGTGCGAAAGATCCTCTCAGCTACACCCAATGGACAAAAGCAGATGAACCGTGGGAGTTCCTCGCGTTCTGCGATGAATGGGCGAGATTCAAAAGACAAGGCTTCGGATTCATGTCGGCTCTGCCTTGTTCTCAAGATGGAACCTGCAACGGAATCCAAATCCTTAGCCTCGCAAGGCTAGATCCAATCGGAGCGTATGCAACGAACTGTATGCCCTGCGATAGACCACAGGACATCTACGGGATTGTGGCAGAGAAAGTCGTGCAGAAGGTCATGCAGTCCACCCATGAGTTCGCTATTGGATGGCAGCAGTTGGAGATCAATAGGTCTCTGGTCAAACGTCCAGTGATGACTCTCCCATACGGGGTGACGCTGTTCAAGGTCAAGCAGTACCTATCGGATCACCTTCGAGTCGAAGTCAAGAAGGGCATGCACAATCCGTTCGGTGATGAGATCCGCAGGCCCACGGCTTGGCTGGGTGACATAGTGTGGGAGTGCATCAAGGAAACGGTGTCCGGTGCGGTGGAGATCATGGACTGGCTCAAGGAGTGCGTCAAGATTTCTATCGAGAACGACACGCCTTTGCGTTGGTTCACCTCTGATGGATTTATGGTTCGCCAAGCATACGAGTGCCTGGAACGGTACACCGTGAAGACCAGCATTGGTCAAGTGATTCGTCAGCAACGGTTACGCTCCGAGACCGGAGAACTATCGATGCGGCGGAACTTGAATGGGATCACTGCAAACTGGACCCACAGCTGGGATGGATGCGTCAATCGATCTTCAATTCGTAACGCATATCACAATGGGGTGACAGAGGTTGGCAGTGTGCATGATTCTTTATCGACACCTGCACCTCATTGCGGTATTATGGCTGCAAGCATCCGAGAGGCTGCGATTGAAATCTTTAGTGATGACCCACTGGAACGGTTCCGTCAGGGTCAACAAGCGATGCTCCCGCAAGGCATTCACCTGCCGGAGCCTCCCCAACGGGGGGATCTCGATATCAATGTCCTTCGAGATGCCCCTTACTTTTTCAGTTGAATCCAAAGGAGGATTCCCACATGGACAGTGTTCGTCTCATTTCACCGTTTGGGACTGCGGTTTACCCGTGGCTCAATGACCCCGACACTCGGTTTGAACCTGAAGGTGTCTACGCCTGTACGCTTCGCCTCTCTGCTGAGGATGCTGAACCGTTTGTCAAGCAGCTTGAAACCATTCACAAGCAAGCGTATGCCTATCACTGCAAAGATCAGAAGAAGAAGCAGCTCAAGACTGCGGACTTGCCGGTCAAGCCTGTGATTGACGATGACACCGGAGAAGAGACCGGTGAGTTTGAAGTGAAGTTCAAACTGCCTGCAAAGGTCACAACCAAAACAGGAAAGTCTTGGGAGCAACGACCCAAGTTGTTTGACTCTGCAAACAAGCCTGTTGAAGATCGAGTCGGCGGTGGGTCAACCATCCGCATCTCAGCCGAGGTTCGCCCTTGGTTTGTCCCAACGATGGGCGTGGGCTTGACGCTTCGCATGAAGGCCGTTCAGGTTCAAGAGTTGAAGTCACCATCATCTGGCGGGGACTCCGCTTCGGATCACGGCTTTGATGAGGTTGAAGGCTTCAAGGCTCAGACCTTTGAGTCTTCGTCTGAGTCCAACGACGATTTCGACTTCTGATGAAGATCACAATCCCTGTCCCGCCAGTCCCAGCCTCTCGTCCGCGAGTCACACGCTGGGGTGTCTACTACGGAAAGAAATATACGAACTTCCGTAACAGACTCAAGGAATTGCTCCCAGACCTTCTGGTGGGCAGGGAGGATCTTCCCGTATCTGGGCCTATATCTGTTCGCATTATCTTTCACTGCACCAAACCCAAGACCACCAAGCTCACTGCCCCACGGGGGGATATTGACAACTACCTCAAGGCGATCTTGGATTCTTGCAACAAGATGGTGTGGAACGATGATGACCAGATTGTCCGGATTAATGCGTGCAAGTTGTACGCTGATGGATGCGAACCAAAAATAGAGATGTGGATTGATGACAAATGAATCAGAGTTTCTAAGACACATACCATGCGAGGCTTGCGGATCTTCGGACGGCAACTCTCTTTATAACGACGGTCACACATACTGCTTCGTCTGTGAGACTTGGAAGCCCGGAGACGGGCAGGAGGATACATTGACAACTGAAGCACCAACTAATAACAATCTCATTCAACATGACATTCGACCGCTGAAGAAGCGAGGTATCAATGTTGAGACTTGCCAGAAGCTGCGGTATGGCATTGGTGATTACCAAGGCCAGACTGTGCATGTTGCTGATTACTGCGATGAGCGAGGCCATGTGGTAGCCCAGAAGGTGAGGTTCCCTGATAAGAACTTTGTCATGCTGGGTGAACCCAAGAAGGCCGGACTTTGGTGTCAGCAACTTTGGAAGGACGGGGGTCGGAAGGTCATCGTCACTGAAGGTGAGATTGACTGTCTGACCGTAAGCCAACTTCAAGGCAACAAGTGGCCTGTGGTATCTCTTCCCTCTGGAGCTGCCGGAGCAAAGCGTTCGGTCCAACGCTCGATTGAGTGGTTGGAGAAGTTTGATGAAGTGGTCTTCTGCTTCGACAACGATGACCCCGGACGCAAAGCAGCAGAGCAATCCGCACTTCTCATGTCACCTGGTAAAGCCAAAGTCGTGACCTTGCCTCTCAAAGATGCGAGCGACATGATGGTCGGTGGTAAAAGCAAAGAACTGATGGATGCCATATGGCAAGCCAAGACGTTCCGTCCTGATGGGATTGTCCCCGGCGATGAACTGTGGGAACTACTAACAACCAAGGATGACGTTGTGTCCGCCTCGTACCCCTTTGATGGGATGAACGACAAGACCGGCGGTATTCGCAAGCGGGAGCTGGTCACGTTTACTGCGGGGACTGGAATTGGTAAGTCGGCGTTTTGCCGAGAGATTGCCCACCACTTGTTGACCTTGGGTCACAAGGTGGGTTACATCGCTCTGGAGGAGTCGGTAAAGCGTACAGCCCAAGGAATCCTCAGCATTGATCTAAACATCCCAGTCCACCGCTGTGATGATGTTGATGAAGAAAAGATGCAGGAAGCATTTAAGAAGACCCTTGGATCGGGCCGATGTTTCCTGTACGACCACTTTGGGTCGATTGATTGTGACTCATTACTTAGCCGTATCAAATATATGGCGGTGGGTCTTGGAGTGGACTTTGTGATCCTCGATCACTTGTCCATCGTTGTCTCAGGCTTGGATGGCGGCGACGAACGTAGGACGATTGACCAAGCGATGACCCGACTCCGTTCTTTGGTAGAACAAACGGGTACTGGAATGGTGCTGGTATCGCACCTAAGGAGGCCAGATGGCAGAGCGCACGAAGAAGGCGGGCAAACCTCACTCTCACAACTCAGGGGGAGTGCTGGCATTGCTCAATTGTCTGATATGGTTGTTGGTTTGGAGCGAGATCAGCAGGGCGAACATCCAAATCTCACAACTGTCCGCATACTTAAAAACAGATGGAGTGGAGACACCGGAGAAGCCTGTCACGTTCAATATGACAAGGACAGTGGAAGACTCACCGAAACCCATTCCGATTTTGCCGACACCCCCAGCTCCGGAGGCTTTGATGATGTGCCCTTCTGAGCAAGAACTTTTCTTCAGTGCGATTCTGTTGGTCGAAACCGGCGGACACCCTGATCCTGACAATGCGATTGGAGCTGCCGGTGAACTCGGTGCGTATCAAATCACTGAGCCTTACTGGAGAGATGCGGTCGAGCATCGTCCTGAACTTGTGGCAAACGGAGAGACATACCAGAATGTTCGTGACCGTGGCTACGCCAAGCAGATCGTTATGTCATACATTGATCGGTATGAGCCGGACAACCACGATATCGAAGCGTGGGCAAGACTCCACAACTCGGGTCCAAAATGGAGAACCAAGATGCACCTTACTGATGAATACTGGGGTAAGGTCTTCGAGCATGTTGACAACTGGCAGCGTGATTACTGGGACGATTCAGAAGCGAGGGTTCGATGAACTTAGCATTTGACATCGAAACCAACGCCATCGACAACTTCCGTGACCTTGAAGGTCTCCGTGAAATCCATTGCTTGGTACTTCAATGCCTCGACACCGGAATGCAGTGGAGGTACTCCAGTAATGCACGGAACATCAAAGAAGGTCTAAATCGGCTACGCAATGCTGACATGATTGTTGGACACAACATCATCAGTTTCGATATCCGAGCGATCAAGAAGTTGTACCCGCGTTGGGAATACACCGGATGCGTCAGAGACACTTTGGTTATGGCTCGGTGCATCTACGCAAACCAGCGAGAACTGGACTTTGGGTTCATCAATAAGGGGTTCCCCAAGAATCTGATTGGATCTCATTCGCTTAAAGCATGGGGCCACCGAATC